GTTTCCCAGTCACGATCGTTCTGTCGGAAAAACGCACCCAAACAAACATATTAGAAGGTCTTTGGCCTGCAAAATCATGTCCTTCATTGTAAATGGGGTCATTTTGACGATAACGTCCAGGTTTATAAGAAAAAAGCATTTCTTGATAGTTAGAACCTCCTGGCATAGTTTGATCTCCAGCATGTTTTGGCTTTCCAGCTGCTTTAAATTTAATACCACCTTGATTAAGTATATCATCAAAAATTAAAGCTGTTTTTTTAGCCATAAATGGTAATCTTATTTTAGGATCGAGTCCTTTTCCAATAATTTGATCTATTCCAAATTCTTGTTTAAATCCCTTATTTAAAACATTTGTAAGACTTGTAATATCATTAGCAGTTGCTCCTTGTGATTGCCTTATATTGTTCAAAGGTTTTTTAAGAGTATTAAGTATTCTTCTTGTTTTAGAATCCATATAAACTGGTGGATTTGATACAGTTTGTTTTACAAATTTAACTGCATCTTCTATTTGTGATTTGTTATCACGTAATCCTAGCATTTTAACTTCTATTTGAGGAGAAATATCATCAAAGTCATCTAATAATTGTGCTTTAGTAATTTTAGCATTTGGTTGTGATGATAAATGAAATCCAAGTGATGTATCTTTAAGTTCTATATCCCCAACTCCTTTATTTTTTAAATAAGCAAGCCATTGTTTCCCTGACATAACGGATTGTTGTGTATTAGCAATTTCTTCACGTGATTTCCAAAACATGGCTGGCATACGTGCATCATCTGCTTTAGATAATGATACACTAGGTGCGCCTCTACTTATACCTTCAGCAGTTTTAGGTGGACGTGCACCAAATATTTGAAACGTAGAAGGATCAGATAATCTTAAGTCACCCATTTCTGTTACAGTTTTTCTTGCTTCATCAAGTGTTTCAAAATCTCTATCTAGAACTCTTACTCCACTTTGATCAGCTATAGTATAAGGTCCTTTAGGAGTATTTAAATATATATCATCCCTGACATCAGTTAGATCATAATCTATAACTTCATCAGCAGCTTTTGTTTTAGGTTTAGCAATTTGCTGTAAACCACTAGCTATTTTTCCTACAGGTTTAGTTGGATTTAATTTTTTTGTTAATGACCCAACTGTTCGTAATTTATTAACTATTCCACCTATATTATAACCGTGCATTGACCCTCCTCTGAATTGTGATTCCCAATCATCCATTTGTCGTATCTCTGTATTTTTTTTCATTGCTTGTTGACTTTTATTAAATCCTTCTGCGCTTTGTTTTGTTCTAAACAAATTACCGAAAGGTGAAAATGTATCCGCGTGCCTTTCAAATAAATATTCATACCCACTATCCTCCGGGATAGCTAACCTGTCAATCATTTCTCCATCTATAGCATCACCTTTAGCTAATCCGTAACGTTTACCAATGTCCTCTTGCGAAGACAACACGTCATAAATAATTGGATCGTCTTTAGCGTAATCTTCTGGTGAAGTCATGTAAAAATTTTCATCTACAAATTGCGTGTCACCTGTTTTTTTATCTATGACAATATGTTGGTTGTTGTGAAAATCATCTGCTACCTCAAATTTTATATCAATTTCACTAGCATCATCTCTAAAAGAAATAATGTCAGTTTCACCGTCTGTTGTTTTAACTTCAAGTGTATGAGGCTCATATTTATTACGTGGTGCCTTTATGTATTTTATTTTTCCCCCATTAGGAAGAAAGGTAGAACCTTTTGATGCTACAGCTGTTTTTAATGCAGTTGTCATACTACTAATCCATGGTGCACGGCCCATCATTTGTGCTTTACCAGCAGCTTCCGTTACCTTAGGTAAAAGTTTTATTCCTCCAGGAAGAGTTGCAGACAAACCTAAAGATCCTACACCTTGTAAAAATTTACGTCTATTCATAGGAAAAGCTTTTTTGGCTTTGCTAGCAAATTCTGCAGCTTGTTTTAACTTGTTTAACTTACCGAACATATAAACTTACTATTCCTCCTGCTGAAAATGAATCATTATGTGGAGACTTAACATATTCCCACTTCTTTGTCGCCCCTACTTTTTTAAGTTTATCTTTTATTCTTTTTTCTCTAATAGCCTTGGGCCCTGTTTCACGTTTATTTTTTTCACTAAACGCAGTACGTTTAATTAAATCTTTTTGTTTCTTTGTTAATTTAAGTTTATTAAGTAACTTAACTAATCCTCCACCACTAAACTTTCCTGGAGTATAAATTCCTTCAGATAAATAATCTTCAAAATCAACTCCAAACTTTTGTTTAAGTTTATTTCTATTTAAAAAAAACTGAAGTAATTCAGTCTCACTAAGTTCTTCTTTAGGGTTAACAATTGTTGACCTAATATTTTTATCTGCCATTTCTTGATCTATTTTTTTCATTGAACTAAAATCTTCATCAGCTAAAGCTCCAATGTATCGTTGCTCTAAGTTAGGTTGTACCTTCATATTTATATCAGGTTCTAAGTATTGTGTTTTTCCAGCTTCACCTCCTGAAAAAGGTGTATTAGTTTGATTAGGAAATTTTGTACTTCCTTCTGGAACCAAGTCTGGTACGTCGTGTGCTAAATGCATCGTTACTTTACCAGATTCATCCTTTGGTTGATTAATTCTCATTGAAGCATAATCATCATATTCAACTTGAGATTTAAAATAAGTATTTTTATTTTTAGGATTAAAAAATTCTTGTTTTCTTAAAAATGTTAAAAACGCTGGAACGTCTTTATTAAAATTACCTGTTCTAAAATCTGCTGGACGTGATCTCCAAACATCCACCATGTATTGTTTATCTATAGTATTAATTGATTCATCTGCATATTGTGGAAGAATAGTTTTTAATAATTGTTCTGCTGGATCACCTTTTTTTGTTTTTTTAGATACTGTATTATAAACCCAATTAACTTTTCCTTTTCCTGATTTACTACCTTGTAATATCTCATGCATTCTGGTTGATGTTAATCCATCAGGAAATAAGTCTGGATGTTTTGCTACAATTGCATCTAATTCTTTATTTTTCCAATGATTAGGTAAAATAGCTTTATCTTCTTTTTTAGTAGCTTTATCATAAATTGGTTTTAAATAATCAAGGATTGCTTTTCGTTGTGCATTATTAGATACTTCTTGTTTAGTTAAACCTCTTCCTGTTCCTTCACCAGGAATACCTTTTCCAACACCTGGTCGTTTTACCCTTGCATCTTTAGCAAGAGTACCTGTGTTTACACATTCTGCTGAAGACATAAATGAAAAACCTGAACGCCTAATTTTTAGATAGGTCATTCCGAAACTTCTCTTATCAGCTTTACAAGCCTCCCAATAAATAAAAAATATTCTGTTTGCTTCCCTGTAGTCGGGGTATCCTACGTCAATGCTTGTCCATTGAAGATACATATAATGAGAACCTGTAATGTAAGTTGGCTTTCCGTTGTTCATAAAGAACATACCGTCTTCCCTATAATCAAACTCACGCTCAATGTAATCAACCCATCTGTTTTTAAAAGTAGATGGCATTTCATTCCATTGGAATATAGATTGTATTCTATCTAAATCTTTAGGTAAGTCTGTTCTTTCCCAAAATTGTTGTTCTTTTTTAGAGTGTCTTTGAAGACACTTTTTAGGTTCTTTAGGTAGCGCTATTGTTAAGCCACTTATATTTATTACAGAACCTACTTGCCCGGTCTTCGATATAACAACTACATTATACTTAGAGTCATACCCATACTCCCACGACTTAGCTTTGTTTTTATTGCTAAGTACGTTCTTAGGGATATAGTCCTCTAATATTCTATACAGTTTATTTTGACCTTCTTTCTGCAAATCCTTGTTTGGTATCTGTTTTACTAACTCCTTTCTCAGCTAACTCAATAGCTTCTCTTTCTGATTCTATTCTATTCAGTATCTCAAAAGCATCAAAGATTGCTAACTTCTTTGTTGCAGCAGCATTCTTTAATTTGTCTGCAGCTAAATCATCTTCAGGGTCGTGTTTAATAATCGCTTCCTTCGCTACCTTTATCAGTTGTTCCACCGCACCGATCGTGACTGGGAAAC